GGTACTACAGAAGAAGCAGCATAAGGCTTTGTAACATATGTATGGATTAACGGCTTATTCAGAGGCAGCGTTTAGTGACCCAGGATCGGGTGCAGTAAATGTAACTCTTACAAGCATCACTGCAAATACTACCGTTAATTCAGTTGTTGTAACTGCTGATTGTAATCTTACTACGGATAACGTTACAGCAACAACTACAGTCAACGGTGATGGTATTACTGTACGTAATATTGTCGCCGTGTCTATCGGTGGTGTTACTGCTACTACCACAGTAAATGATGTAACAGCTACTGGTGGTGCTACAGCAGAACTTACCACAGGTGTTACAGCTACATCAAGCATTGGCACAGTAAGTATCACTGAAGGTGTAGGTGCAGTATTTGGTGTCACAGGCGTAACTGCAAGCTCTACAGTAAATGATGTAACTATTACTGCTGATGCTCTTGTATTACCTGATAATGTAACAACTACAACTACAGTCAATGATGTCTCTATTATTGAGGGTGTAGGTGTAACAGTAGTACCAGCACAGGCTACAGCTACAGGCACTGTCAATGAACCTACTATTGTAATCAATGTAGTTGCTACTCTATCTGGTTTAACACTTACAACTACAGTTAACGATGTAACTGCTACAACTACACAGTTTGATTATGAAGCAATTAAAACTAAGTATTCCCGTGAAAGAATACTGTTTATTGAACGCCAAAACGATGTAAACAGAATTGCATATGTTGATAGGGTGGATCGTAAAGTATTCATAGAACGTTCTAACGATAATAATAGAACTACGTATGCAGAAGCTGCTTAAAGGAAACACAGTATGTCACTAAAATGGCCTAACAAAGACCCTGATGAAACACTTGACTACAGTATTGATTGGTCACGTTTCTTGGGTACAGATACTATTAGTAGTGTAGTGTGGTACGTAGAAGATGCAGATGGAGTTAAAACAGAACTAGTTGCATCAGGGCCACTTGTAAATGGCATACAGCTAATATCAAGCACATTTACTTCTACAGTTACTACTGCTTACTTGGGTTCAGGTACAGAAAATGTACAGTATTTGTTTACTTGTAAGATTACTACATCAGGTGGTTTGACAGTAGAACGCAGTATACGTTTACGTGTAAGGAATAAATAATGGCATATAATTTTTTAGACCTAGTTAATAAAGTAAACCGTAGACTGAATGAAGTTGAACTTACCAGTGCTAACTTTGCTACAGCTACAGGATTTTACAGTTCAGCTAAAGATGCAGTTAATGCTTCTGTTCGTCATATTAATCACGAAGAGTTTCAATGGCCTTGGAACCACGTAGAAGAAGAAGACACTCTTACTGCAGGTGTTACACGTTATGGTATACCCTACGATACTAAAACTATTGATATGGATAGCTTTAGAATTAAAAAAGACAGTGCCTTAAATGTCAACACTACTAAATTAACAAACATAAATTACCAAGAGTACCTTGACAGGTTTTTAGACTATGAGTATAATACCGATACAGGTATACGTGGTTTACCTAAATATGTTTGTAGAACACCTAGTGAAGAATTTATAACGGTTCCTACACCTGATAAAGCATATGAAATAGTTTATGAATATTATCGTAACCCTGTAGAACTAGAAACATATTCTGATGTACCTACTATACCAGAACAATTTAGTCACGTTATTGTAGATGGTGCAATGTTTTATGCGTATCAATTCCGTGGAGATTCACAAGCTTCACAGATAGCTCAGAATAAGTTTCAAGAAGGTATTAAATTTATGCGTACTTTATATCTAAACCGATATGATTATGTACGTTCAACTGTTATACAACAATCTAGTGTACTGACCTCAAAGGTTTTTTAATAAATGACTACGCAGTGGCAAACATTTCCAATCCAGTTTAATGGTGGGTTAATTAGTAGCCTTAGTCCATTGCAACATGGTATTCAAGCGGTAGGGTCTGCAGCCATAATGCAAAACTTTGAACCATCTCTTGATGGTGGTTACGCAAAGATACTAGGTTATGAAAAGTTAATTGACACTAAACCTACTGTTTCTACTACTGATGTAATGCAAGCTCTTTGTGTTGTAGATGATGATACAGTCATAGTTGCAAGGGGTGGCGATTATTACAAAGGAACTGTTTCAAGTGACACTTGGAGTTCTTCATTAGCTACTGCAGTAGATACCAGTTTTACTACAGTAAACCACCAACGATATAACTTTACTGGTACAGAAAAAATTATATTTACAGATGGTACTAACTTTCCTGCGATTTACGATGTATCAGCAGGAACCATGACATACATTACAACATCTGTCTCTAACGATGCAGTAGAAAATGCTTCAGATGTAGCTCTATATAAAAGTACTTTATTCTTTGCGGTAGGTACGGAGTTAGTATTTACTGCACCTTACACAGACACAGACTTTACAGTGGCTAATGGTGCAGGTAGTGTTAATGTTGTGTCGCCTATTACTGGTTTAGCAGTTTACCGTGATCAATTAATTATATTCTGTGTAGATCGTATACTTAGAATTGTAGGTTCAAGTGCTGCAGACTTTCAACTTATTACTGTTACTGAAGAAATAGGTTGTCTTGAAGGAACAACTATACAAGAAGTTGGTGGTGACATTGTATTCTTAGCACCTGATGGTATTCGTACTTTTAGTTCAACAGAACGTATTGGTGACTTTGGTCTTGATGTTGCATCTAAATCTATCAGACCAACAGTAGATAATTTACGTACTACAAATACTCATTTTTGCAGTGCTGTTATAGTAGATAAAGCTCAGTATCGTTTATTTGGTTATAATACAGCAACACAAACTGCAGCTTCTAATGGCATACTAGGCACTAAGTTTATTGATCAAGGTGGTACAGGATTTCAGTGGGCTACATTAAAAGGGTTTAAAGCTTACGTAACAGACTCTTTCTTTGACGGTGATTCAGAAGTATATGTTTTTGCTAATGAAGATGGTTACGTATACAAAATGGAATCAGGAAATAGTAGAGATGGTTCAGATATTTCTGCTGTACTTGAAACTCCGTATATGCCAATTAATGACCCTAAAGTAAGAAAGACATTCTACAAACTAGATTTATATGTAGAGCCGTTAGGATCATTTAATCTTGACGTTAATATTTTATTAGATCAAAATAAAGCAGGGTCAATACAACCATCACAATTTAATTTTACTAATGCTGGTGGTGATTTATTCTTTTATGATGATCCTAGTTCTACATATGGAACTGCTAAATATAGTGTGATTATAGACGAAACATATGCTAATAATCTTGTAGGATCAGGAAAGACAGTAGCAATACGTTTTGAAGATATAGGAACAAACGCAAGTTTTACATTAGATACAGTAGTACTAGAGTTTGCTACTAACGACAGACAGTAAGGAAAGAACCAATGGGTGATACTTATACAAGACAATCGGCAGCAGCAATTGCCACAGGTAATGTTATTACTGCCTCTGATCTTGAAGATGAATTTGATCAGGTATTAGCTGCCTTTAACTCAAGTACAGGGCACGTGCATGATGGCACAGATGCTCCACGTATCTCTACTATCGGTCCTGCAGGTCAATACACAGGTACAGCTACAGACTTTAAGCCTACAGCTACTGGTCTTGACTTAGGTGCTTCTGCCTCTCAATGGGACAATGCTTACATTGATGGTATAGCTTATATTGACACTGTTACTATCGGTGAAAACGAATATGTAACAATCACAGACAATGAGTATGATGTATCTTCTGGCAACCTTACTGTCGATGTAGCTGGAAATATTATACTTGATGCAGATGGTGGTAATGTTACACTACAAGATGCAGGTGTTACGTTTGCTAACTTAAACAATGCAACAGGTGAACTAGTCATTCAAAGTGGTTCAGTACCTACAACTGCTGTAACCTTTAGTGGTGCTAATGCAGACTTTGCTGGTACAGTAGATGTCACTGGTGCAGTTACTCTTGATAGTACACTAAATGTAACAGGAGCTATCACAGGCGATCTTACAGGTAATGCTGATACAGCTACAGCTTGGGCAGCAGGTATTGAGATTGCACTAACTGGTGATGTTACAGGTACAGTTACGGGTGTAGATGGTTCTGGCAATGTAAGTATTGCAACTACAGTTTCAGCAGATGCAACAGAACTTGGTACAGATACTACAGGTAACTACGTAGCAAGCATCACTAATGGTACATACATTACAGGCGGTGACGGTGGCTCAGAGAGTGCTGCACTTACTATTGCTGTAGATGCTACAGATGCTAATACTGCTTCTAAAGTCGTAGCTCGTGATGCATCAGGAGATTTTGCTGCTGGTACTATTACTGCAAGTTTGACAGGAAATGTAACTGGTGATGTTACAAGTACAGGAACATCAACATTTACTACAGTAGATATTAATGGTGGTGCTATTGATGGCAGTACTATTGGTGCAGCTACTCCTTCTACTGGTGCTTTTACAAGTGTAGATGTTGATGGCGGTACACTTGACGGTGTAAGTATTGGCGATACTACTGCAGCTACATCAGTTAAAATAGACAGCTTAACAATAGATGATATATCTTCTGTTCCTACTCTTACTGTAGATGCTTCTAGTGGTACAGATACTGCAGGTACTAACCTTGCTTTGTATTCTGGTGCCTCTACTGGTCAAGGTGCTACGGGGCAGATACAACTTTACGGTACTCTTTCTAACAATATAAGTGGTACTACAGGGAACACACATACAGTAGCTTATGCTTTAACAGAATACGACACTGCTTCATCTAGTAAATACCATCACGATTTTACAGGTAAAGTTACAGCAGATAGAGCAGAGATTGATCAGATATTTGCTGATACATCTATGAACTCCCCTATTTATACTATTGAAAATTCTTTGGGTAGTACGGTAGGTAAATTATATTCAACCTCTTCTACTAATTTTACTATTGGAAACTCTGGTACTTCTGGTTCAAGTGTTCAACTAACATCTACTAACAGTACAACGGTATCTGCAACAAATTCTGTAAACATAAGTAGTGATACTATATATATTACACACAATACTACTAATGCAAGTGCAGCGGATTCTATTCAGATACGTGAGATTGGTACTTCTATTAATTATGGTACGTTAAGATATGACGCTGGTTTTGAAGCAATAGCTTTAGGAAATAGTCTTTTATCTACATCAAAATATGCTGCTCGGATTAGACAGACAAGTGTAGAGGCTCAAGAGTTTTATCAAAGAGTCAACACATTAAGTGTTACTGGTGCAACTACCCTTACATCACAGCAGCATTATCATCGTCTTACAATGACAGGTAATAGTACTATTTCTATTCCTGATGCTGCACTAAGCCCTACCTATGAAGTAGGTGCAAGAGTTACTATTTGGATTACAGGGGCATACACACTAGCTTGGGGTGGTTCTAATATTAGTTGGGATAATAACTCTACACCTAGTTATACAGGTACAGGTCTAACTGCAGATATATACGAGTTTATCAGTGTTGGTGCTAGTAACAAATGGCACGGACGTAAAGTAATTTCTAATAGTACATACTAAGAGTGTCTAACCTATGTCTGAAGTAAAACTAACTCACGATGAAGTAGAAGAAATGCTAGACCGTGCAGCAAGGCGTGGAGCTAAAGAGGCATTACGTTCTATTGGATTACTAGATGATGATGCACACAAAGACATTACAGAGATGCGTAGCTTGTTAGAAGCTTGGCGTGATACTCGTAAATCAATATGGTCTACACTAGTTAAATTAACTACCGTTGGTATCCTGACGTTTATCGCAGGGGCGGTATGGATGACAATGGGTAAGTAAGGAACTTAAAATGGCAGAACTCAGCGCAAAAGAAAAACTCTATGCAAAAAATTGGGGCTGGAAAGACAATGGTGATGGTACTTTAACCACTACTAATGGCAGAATTTATGACCATGAAGCTGGTTCAAATTATTCTGAACGTACTGCCTTTTTGCCAAACGGTGAACGTATGGACACATCTAACTTTATAGATGTTCCAACGACTAGAGCACAAGTAAACGAAGATGGTGTTGCTGAGTATACTGTTATTTATTCTGATGGAACAGAATCTTATGCAGGTACTGGTGAAGAAGGTAAAAACGAAGCTATGAGGGCACGGCAACGTGCTTTGTCCTATAACAGATTTATTGGGGACACTCGTACTCGTTCTGACTTTGCTACAGATGAAGAGTATCGTAATCATACGATCCTTAGAGATATTCGTATTGGTCAAGGTACATACAACTATATTAGAGAAAAAAACGGTAACACTAAACTTCTTGGTCCTAATGGTATTGTCCTTCAAGAAGGATCAGATTTTAATGCTATCCGTAAAAACATGTATGACAAATCTAATAAATATTACATGGCAAAAAACATACTTGGCAAAACAGATGAGCCTATATCACAACACCTTATATCTTATATAAAAAACCGTGATGGTGTTACAGAGCAGGAAGCATACCAGTCTATATATAAGCAATATGCAAGACGGTATGAAACTATGGGTAAAATCTATTCTGAGTGGCAACAAGCTGCTCAAGAACAAGGCATAGAATTACCTGAACAGTATTCTGTTGAAGTTCCTACCTTTGATCAGTTTATGTCTCGTATGACATTTGTTAATGATCCTATGAGCTACAGTGAGTGGTATAAAATTAATGTCAAAGGACAGCAACCTGCCGTTACTACAGGTGTGACAGGCACAGATACGGGTGTTACTGGTACTACAACTACAGGTACTACTACAGGCACAACTGAAACAGAAACACCAACGGTTACACAACCGACAACACCTGAACAGCCTGTAACTGAGCAACCTACTGCACCTACAACTGCAACATTTACTCCACAACCTCAACCTTACACAATAGGTACAGGCACATATATGCCTACTTTTGGTATGGACACAACTAAACAACCTTTAGGTACTGCGACTACAGGTACATTTACTAAAGGTACATACGGCATGTACGATTCGGATACAGGCGGTGTGCAACAACCTCAAATAGTTCAGCCTACTGTACAAACTCCTACAATACAGACACCTCAACCACAAAACATTGAAGTAAAAACATTTAGAAATCCATCAGGATTAACTGCTAATGTTACATATGTTAATGGGCAACCTCAAACTCCAATTCCTTCTGGTTTTGCTCCAGTAGATAATACAGTTGCACCACAACAGATGCCAGCACCTGCAACTGCTGCACCAATTCCTACTGCTGCATCTGCTTCAATGCCTATGCAAATGGCATATGGTGGTATGGTTGATCCTAATCAAGGTCCAATCCCTATGACTGATCAACAAATGTATCAGCTTTATAACCAACCACCACAGGGTTATGCTCCAGGTGGTGATGTAACTAACCCAACAACAGAAGAAGAAGAGAGCACTACTGTAGATTTAGGTACTACTCCCCCAAAAGCATTAGATCAACAGTACATTCCTCAACAAGATTTTACAGGGGCAGATACTCTAACAGATGTACAAACAAAACTTGCTAAAGACCCAGGATTACCTGAAGGTGCTACTGTAGTTCCAGTTGGAACACAAGTAACTAAAGAACAACTTGTGTCTCCTTACTCTGGTCAGGTTACTGGTGATGCTGCTGTAGGTACTCAACTTGCAACAACAGAACAAGCGTATATGCCTGTTCAAACTGAAACTACTAAGGTTACTCCAGTAGAATCTGCCGCTGGTGTACAAGCAGAAACAGACAAACTAGAGGCAGCTACAGGCACAGTATCTGATGAAGCTCAAGTAGAAGCCGCACAACAAACAGAAAGTTCTGTATCTAGTTTGGAAGCAGCGCAAGGTGAAGCATATCTAATTGACAATCCAGTACAACGTGAGTTGCAAGATGGTGAATTAATTGACACAGGTGCTATTGCTGGTCAAGCACAAAAAGCAGCTAAGTTTACAGAGCAGATTGAAGCTGCCACTGCTACGCCATCAGAAAAAGCT